GCGCCGGAAGGTGGCCGCATGAAGAATATGCTTCGCCTCAAGGAGAGCGGACATGGTTGAGGTGACGCAGGCGGATAGGGAAGCGGCGGCTGACCTTTACCTAGCGCTCGATGGCGATCTGCCGACGCACGAAATCACTGAGGAAGCAGATCGGCACCGGAGAGGTGACCGCGACCATACAGCGCCTGTCCAAGCCTTCGCCCGCCATCGCATCGCAGAGCGTGAACGGAACGCGGGGAAGTGCGAGCACCTGTCACGCAAGACCGGCTCCGAACTAGTTGGCCAAGCGTTCATGCGTGCCGCCCAAGCAATCCGGGAGCAGTCCAATGGAGCCTGAACAGGTGGCGGGGATCGTGAAGTCGCTGACGAAGGCGCAGCGGGCGCTTGTGCTTTGCCTAAATGGCAACGAATTTAGAGACTGGGGCGGGCGGGGTATGCCCGGAAACAGGGCCACGCGCGAAGCAATCCGCAGCCTAGTAACCTGCGCCGACGTTCGTTGGATGGTTCGTCTTAATGAAACCGGCCTCGCCGTCCGTTCCGCACTCGCAAAGGAGAATGATCGTGGAGAGTGACCTCGATTACCCGGTTGCGGCAGAGGAGGGCATTGCCCCGGTGATCTACCGCGCGATGATTATCCAGAACATGGCGCTGCGATACTTCTACGCCATGCGAGGTTCGCCGGAGCCGTTCACGCTCGACCATGGCTTCGAGGCTGCAAAGGCAACCTGGGAAACCGAGTGGGATACCGATCCTGCACCGCGCACGATGGAAGCCGCCATGCAAGAGGTCGATAACGATCTTGAATACTGGAATGAGGACTAAGACATGAGCCTTACGCCTGAACAGATTGAGGGGGGAGTGATGGGAGAGCCTATGACCGGCGCGAGGGCTTGGCTATTCGCCCCCTGCAACAGCAGGTTCGACACACTCTTTCTAATTCTGGCGGTGCATTATCTGCTCCTCGGAAGCTGGAAAACCGCGCTGGCCTTGGTGGTGATCGGCGGGGTGATTTATGGATTTGCAGAAGCGTTCGCCCGCACAGCAGCAAAGGATAGGTAAGTTGACCTCGATTATGGATTTCTCGCCGCCTGCGGGCGGCTTCGTGCCATCTGGCACCACTGACCTGGCCACGCTGAAAGCCTATCTCGACACGCTGTTTGCCGGTGTGGAGTGGTCTGGTGGCCAGACGATCTCGCTGCTGGGGATCGGGGAGAAGGGAACACCGAAGGAAGGTGTGTTCCGTGAGCGCAAGTTCATCGACCCGTCCTCCCCCTTCATGCTCGCCCAGGCCGAGGGGCATCTCAATCGCTGGGGGCAGAACGGCATCGCCAGCTTCATCGTGCCGGCCGTGCTGGCAGGCAGCGCCATGGCAGAGGGCGATGTCAAACTCGACAAGGTGATGGCGCTCACGTCGATCGTGGTGGACATCGACAGCGGTGACACGCTCGAGAAACTCGACCATGCCCGCGAATGGCTGGGTGAGCCGTCGCTCCTCGTCCACTCTGGCGGCGTCACCGAATGCGAGGCGCCCAAGAGCCACGCCTACTGGATGCTGGATGGGCCGAGCAGCGCCGTGGCCGAGGTGGCGCGGCTGCGGAAGCTGCTGGCCGCCAAGATCGGCGGCGACCAGTCGTTCGGCCGGGCAACGCAGGTGATCCGGGTGCCGGGCTCGATCTACGGCAAGGGCGGCGCTCACCGGCCCGTGCGGATCGTGGCGCAGGATCCGAAGCGCCATGCGCTGGAGGATCTGGCCGAGGCGATCGAGGGCATGGAGTGGATGGACGGCGAGATGCCGATCATGGTCCAGCTACCCGTGGCCGGGCCGGGGATGATGGACTTCTCCGCCGGGGCGGGGATGGACCCGCATGGGCTGGCGACCGCCATGACCGTGCCGGTTCTCGAGGGCGGCAGCGATGACCGCAACCGCTGGAGCGTGTTCAACCAGGTGGCCGGGCACTACATCCATTGCGCGCGGCTGGGCTCCATGAGCCTCGAGGAGGCGAAGGGCGCCGTCCATGGCTGGATGCTGGCACAGATGTCGCCGCCGTGGCCTGAGCCGCGGTTCGAGACGGAATGGGCCGCGCTGCTGAACAAGGACGTGGCGGCGAAGGGGCCGATGGCTCCAGCGGGCGGCGTGGCCGGAGCCGCCCAGGCGTTCGGCCTGCCCGAGCCGATGATCCATGCTGCCGGCATCGAGAAGATCGAGACGGTCGAGGACATGCTGTCGTGGGCCGCCGCGCGGCGCTCTAGCGACTCGCCGAAGCCTCGGGTGGATCTCGTCACCGACATGATCGTGGCCGGGCAGAGGCACCTGCTGGTGGCGGAAGGCGGGGCGGGCAAGACCTTCCTGTCGATGGACCTTGCGCTCAAGGTGGCCAGCTCGAGCCCTGAGTACCCGACCGCCTTCTGGCTGGGGCAGATGGTGTCGCCAGAGGCGCACGATGCCACAGCGATCATGTTCACCGCCGAGGACAATCAGGATGCGCTCGACCGGCGGTGGCACCGCATCGATCCGGGGATGAAGCTGCGCCGGAGGGCGGGAGAGCGGCTGATCGTCATCCCCATGGACAACATCGGCGGATCTTTTCCACTGGTTATGAACAAGCCGCATGGCGGCGGAGCCGTCATGGCGACGCCCGAATGGGCGCGGATGGTCAGCGTTCTCTACGCACTGCGGGATTCGGGCCGGAAGGTGGGGCTTGTGATCATCGACACGCTCAATGCCACGCTGCATGGCGAGGAAAGCAGCGCCGAGATCATCGCGCAGTACATGCGGGCGCTTGCGCCGGTCACGGCAGAGCTGGGGGCCGCGCTGGTGATCACGCACCACGTCCGTAAGGTGAAGGACGACCGGAAGGTGACGGATGCCGAGGGAATGCTTGATGCGATCCGGGGGTCTGCCGCGATCAAGGACAACGTGCGCGTCGCGATCGGCATCTGGCGGGCACCGGACTACAAGCGCCGGCTGCGGCTCATGGGGCTGCCAGAGGAGGACAAGCGCCTCTACTGCGCCGAAGTCGTCAAGAGCAACGAGCCGATGTACCGCGGCACCAAGTACCTGCTGCGGCAGGATACCGGCCTGCTGGAGGACATCTCGATCAGCCTCGCCCAACAGGTCGACGTGGTGGAAGTGGAGCGCATGGCATGGCTCCATGCCGCGATCACTGCCTATGCCGAGCGGGAGGACTGGTGGTTCGTCAAGTCGAGCGGCGCGCACAGCCTGTTCGAGAAGCGGGCGCTCCTGCCCGAGATCCTGCGCGAACTGACGCGCAAGGAGCTGATCGACCTTGCCGACCGGATGCTCAACGCCGGCATCCTGGTCCACTGCTACGTCAACAACGCCTCGACCAAGACCGCCAGCTACCTCGACACCAACGAGCGGCGCAACCAGTCGCGGCGGATGGAGAAGGGCGACAAGTCGGTGCAGCAGATCGACTGGAGCCGGTGGTGGTTCAACCAGGGCAACATGACCGTGGAGGAGAGATAGAGCCCGAAACGGGGATTCCCGTTTCGGAACAATTAGCCAGAACTTATAGCCAAACACCCCCGTCTGGGGGTGTTTTTATTTATCGATAATCGATAACCGAGGCTCACCAGAGGCTCACCAGAGGCTGGGGCCAAAAAAGGGCCGAGGCTCACCAGAGGCCATTTTCGGAACGATAAGTGTCTGTAATCGCCAGATAATTTCTGGTGAGCCTCGCTGGTGAGCCTCGATCGAGAAAACGTAACGATTTCAATGCGTTGAGGCTCACCCCTTTAGGGTAAAGGCTAAAGCCGTTTACCTACTGCTTACGCAGGTAAACCTCCAGCCATACCAATGCCCCTGTCTCCCCTGTGAGGCTAATGGCTGAATGGTGATGTGATGATGCGAGTTGAGCCGTGAGTGATGGGGGCGTAGTGTTGGCTGGAATTGATCGACAGGGGGTTTGCCGTGGTCGAGGTGTTGAGACTGATCCTGCCCTGGCCGAGCCGTGTGCTGCACCCCAATGCGCGGCCGGTGAGGGCGGTGAAGGTGAAGGCGGTGCGCGCGGCGAGGGCGGCGGCGCGGAAGGCGATGGCCGATGCCATGGCGGCGCATGGGATCGCCGAGCGGGGGTGGCGGCAGCCGGAGGGCAAGTTGAGCCGTCTGCGGCTGGTGGTCACGTTCATGCCGCCCAGCGGGAGGTGGCGCGATGATGACGGGATGATTGCCGCGTTCAAGTCGAGCCGGGACGGGATTGCCGATGCCATGGGGGTAGACGATCGGTGGTTCGAGCCGGTGTATCAGGTGGGAATGGTGAAGGCGGGGGGATGTGTGGCGGTGGATGTGCCGTGGAACGCCGTGGAACGCGTGGAGGAATCGAGCCGTGGGGTGGATGGCTGTCAGGTGGCTCCCGAGTGGCTTGCGCGCTGAGAGCGGCTTAAAATGGAAATTTGACTAGGTGACGGATTGTCCCCATGAGTTGAGCCGTTTGTGAGGAGGCGCGCTCATGGGTAGGGACGGGCTCGGGCTGGTGGTCGGAGCGGCGGCTGCGGTCGGGTTATTTGGCGGCGGGGTTTACTGCCTTGCGCTGGCGTGGATGCAGGCGCGGCCACGGGCATGGGACACACACGCTGTTGCGCCGGTCAATGCGGGCATAGGCGCGGCCATGGTGCTTGGCGCGGCCATGGTGGTCTGGTGGACTGTGTGGCGGGCGCGGGCGAAAAAATAGGGGCGCCGTAGCGCCCCTTTGAGTTTGTCCTGTCGGAGCTGGACAGGGTGATCAGGTCATGCCGCGATCGTTCAGGCGGTTCGCAAGCCTTTGGGCCGACGCGAAGCTGCTAAGGCGGATCTGTTTACCGGACGGGTGCAATGCCCATTCCCGCCCGGCAAAGCGGGCCGCGCCCCATCGCATCTTGCTGGCGCCGTGGCTTGCCGCGCGCCAGGTGGGGTCGTCTCTCGGATCAAGCATGGTCAAGCCGGAGGCGGTAGGGCGTGCCAGGGTGGCAGGTGGTGATCCGCGCGCGGCTGTCCGGCTTTGGGCGCGGGGCGTGGCAGGGCGGGGCGCCGTAGGCGCTGCGCTTCGTTGCGGGTGGTAGGGTGATCATGTGACGTTCTCCGGTTCGAGGGATTGCAGGATTGCGCGGCCGCGATCTTCGGCTTCACGCTTGCCTTCGCTGCCATGAGGAAGGCAGAGCAAGTCGCGAAGGGCGGCTGCGAGGGATGGCGCGGCTGCGATCAGCGGCCCTTGCGCTTCATGGCCGGCGGATAGCGTGCAGATTGTGCCGGAGCCGGGATAGGGCTGCACTGTGTTGCTCTTGCGGTGATAGACCCATTGCATGGTCGAATTCCTTTCGTGGTGGAGAGTGGTGGTCGTGAAGATCAATTCTGGGGCAGTGAGGCGATAGCCTCGGCGCAGAGGGCCTCGAGGGCGGCGCTGTCCATCGCGATGAAGTCGGCGAGGGGAATTGTGCGCTTGAAGCTGCCCGTGGTCTGGTCAGGGTTCGTGCCGTAGGCGCGAAGCCATGGGATATGATCGCGGCCGTAGTTGAGATCCGTGTTGAGGTAGGCGTCAATGTAGACTTCGGGCTTGCCGGTTTCGTTCTGCATGTCGCCAGGGGCGAGGAACATCACGCGGGCTTTCCAGAAGTAGCAGTCGGTGTCCTCATTCCACGATTCACATTCCCACTCGCAGGCGGCTTCGTGCCACTTGTGCAATGGGTCGGTTTCTTCCCATGCCGCGATGCAATCGAGCAATGGCGGGCGATCCGGGAAGCGGCGCGCCCATTCATTGGCGATTATCCGGTCACCTTCGTCAATCATCGGTTGCAGCGAGGCTGGAACGCGGCCAGTGCCCCAGTGATGGGAAAGCATGGCCGGCAGGCACATGTGATAGCCGCCGGACGTCCAGGGCCAGAAGCCATCGCGGGGCTCGGTTTCGATGGGCTCGGGCTTCGCGTCGTAGGCGAAGATTGCCTCATCGTTGTCCTTGAGGGCCTCGCAAAGCAGCGAGGCAAGCTCGGCTGCATTGGCGTCGGCTTGATCAAAGACAGGGTTTTGCAGTGTCTCAATCATTGCTTCAACTCCTTGATCACGCCCCATGCCAGCGCGGCGCCGATGGCGACGCAGGCGATGATGAAGGCGATGCGGATGAATTCGGGGGCGGTCATGCTGCGAGCCTTGCCAGCTTGGCGCGGGCTTCGTTCATGGCTTCGTCCAGAAGCTCATTTGCCACTTCGGTCAGATAGTCGCCGGCATCGCTTTCAATGCCCCACAGCGAGGCAGAGCCCAGCTCAATCCCCTCTTTGGAGACAGTGACAACTACACCGCACCAGTGCCATTGATCGTTGCACCAAGCGCGGAGGCGTTCAAAGTCGGCGCGCGCGGCCTTGGCGGCCTGCTGCCGCTTGGTTTCCTGCCCCGTGTTGTAGGGGGCGGAATCCCAGCCATCGCGGCGGGCAATGCGGCACGCTTCGGCAAAGTCGTAATAGCGAAAGCGGGGCGGCGCATATCCGCCTCCCTCCCGGCTGAGAACAAGCTGTCCAGGGAGCTTTGGATCCTTGGTTCCGTCGCACACCGGCCCATGGCCATCGTGTTCATCCCAAGGCGCACCCATGTCCGGGTCATGCCTGATCGTTGCGGTGATGGTGAATCCATCAATTTCCAGATCGTCATCGATCGATATGAATTCGGGTTTTTCCATTGCCCTTGCTCCTATGTTGTTCCAATGCGGTAGCTGTTGCCTGCCATCATCAGCACTATGGAGGCGCCCATAGTGGACCTGCCCGGAGGCAGGTTTCGGCTTAAATCACGTTGCAGATCGTATATCCGGCGGTGATCAGGGCGGCCGCCCATCCCATGCCGCCAGGCGCTTCGATCAGGGCGCCGATGAATTCGTTTCCGTTAAGCTGGATCGACTTGGGGGCATCGCCGCCCTTGGTCTTTGCCGCGGCATTCTGCACAGCGGCCGTGGAGCGATCGTAACCGCCTCCGCCAGCGCGCCCCTTGGTCATTTCGAGCCCAAGGTAGTGGACGTAGGCGGTGACAGCGCTGCCGTGTTTCAGGGTGATATTGGCAACGTGCTTGCCGTCTTTCAGGATGGCGTGCGCGCTAATGTAGCGGAACGATGCATCGAACTGATCGTAGATGTCGGCCATGGTCTTATCCTTCCTGTTGGTCGTTGTTGTCGGCCATCATCGACAGTGCAATTCGCGATGCCTCGCGCTGCGCCATGTCGTCTAAGGCGACTAGGGTTGCCCATGCTCCGATGAGGGCGCTGATCAGGCAGAGGGTGAGGGCGTCGATCAGGGTGATGGTGGTGGTGAAGGTCATTGTCCTGCCTCCACTAGAATCGCAGTGCAGCCATTGGCGGCCAGCAAGCTGGTAATCGCGCGCTCCGGGGTGGAGGCATTGCGGCCACAGCCAAAGTTAGGTGCGATGGCATACCATCCCAGGGCTTTGTCATGCTTTACGCGGTAATCTCCCCATTCGCCGGCATCGACGTTAGCGAAGGGCTCGGCGGAAAGCTGCCACTTGGGGTTTGGGTGAGAGGCTGAAACCTTGAACATTTTGCTAGCTCCGTTGTTTTTGTCTGTTTTGTTGGGTATTGATTAGGGACACTCTCAATAGGGACAAATTGTCCCCAACACAAGGGCGAAAATGCATGGCAAGCGCGCCAGCGATTGACCGAGCTTTGACGCAGAAACAGGCGCTGTTCGTTGAAAGCTTCGCTACAGGCGGCGTGACGCAGACCGAGGCTGCCCGGAGAGCGGGATATACCGCGCCAACGGTTGACGCAGTGCGGTTAGTCCGCGTGCCTCACGTCCAAAAGGCGATCAAAGAGATGCGCGCCAGGGCGATAGAGACCGAGGGCGCAACGCTGGCTTACAACACGCTTGTAGACTGCATGAAGCCCGGAAATCCGGGCTCTGTGCGCGTTGCTGCCGCCAAGCTCATGTGGCAGGCGGCCGGCATCCTCGAGAAGCACGGCGCGGCCGGTGACAAGCCGTTGCAGGAAATGTCGGCGGACGAGCTGCGCGCGGTGATCGATGCATGTGATGGCGCCATGGCTAAGGTTGCAGACAGCGCCAGGCCCATCAAACCTGCCGTTATCGACGGATAGCGCCCGGCGAACGGGGCGCAACACTCCTCATTAAGCACGCAATACCGCGCATCAGCACAACCTATGACAGGTTGCGCTATCCCTATTGTGCTGCGCCGGCGCGCGGCGGCCGGCCCCACCCCCCGCCCACCACCCGAGCGCCGAACCGAAAATTCATTTCGCCCGCCTGCACAAAATTTGCACCGCAAAACCGGCTGGCTACAGAATGTCCCCCACCTTGCCCTCGCTCCGCTGCCAAGGTAAACCGCCGCTTGCAAGCCTTCCAGGCTGGCGATCTTGCTCCCCTTCGTGCGCGACCCATGCACAAACTCCCCCGCCCAGGATCTTCCTCCCTGCGGCGGGGGTTTTTCCATCCAGCCGCGCTCCGCGCTATGTTGATCTTCACGCCCAACTATGGCAGACACTTGCCAACAGGAGGGCCTCATGGCGGCAGACACTCACGAACGCATCTTCGGCCTGACAGCGCTCCGCGCAGTCACTCCGGGCGCAGGCAACAACCTCGCCATCTCGCTGAACGGCGTATCGGTCTATCCCCGCGCCATCTACCTCTCGGCTTCGGCTGACGTGGTGCTGACCGGGGTGGATGACACAAGCTCCGTCACCCTCACCGCCCTGGCGGGCGGCATGTGGCACCCGATCTGTGCGAAAAGCATCACCTCCGTGTCCACGGGCACTGCCACCGTCGGCTACTGACCGATGGCAGGCGTCGGCGTAGGGGTCGGCATTTCCAGCCGGAGCGGTGCTACGAAGCTCGTCGCGAGCGCCTATGAGCAGCTCAAGACCCACGCGGCGACATTGGCGCTGTACAAGACGTCCGACCTGACGACCATGTGGCAGGACCGCGCGGGGACGACCACACAGGCGGTAGTCGGTCAGCCGCTCGGCTACATCAAGAACATGAAAACCAGTGCCACGGCGCTGCACATGGCGGCAATTGCCTCGGATGCCCGCCGCCCGACACTGTCTGCCAATGGCCCGGTATTCGACGGTGTGGATGACGGCTTTTCTGATGCCGCGACTTCTGGCCTGCCGACTAGCGCAACGATCCTGATGCTGGTCAAGACGACCGATACCGATGCAATCCTGTTTTCGCACGGCGTTACCGCCTTTGTCGGCTGCTGGGACGCAACGGCAGGGGCAATCAGCGGCAGTGCTGGAACGCCTACGGTCAAGGTTGACGGGGTATCAAAGGCCACCCGCTCGGCGCTGCAAGCGGCAATCAATGACAACGTGACGCATACGGTGCTGATCGAGGCCGCCGACCTGTCTACTTGGACCACGGCGGGTTTCGGCGCTTACAACGGCGCGTCATTCCCCTTCAGCGGGACGATGGTTCCTCTCTGGATCGGGAACAGCGCTGCCAGTGGCTACGCCGCGGCGCTCGCGCTCGCACAGACCCATGCTCTCAATGAAAAGGCGGCGCTCGGACTATGATGAACCGCATCTTCACCCGCGTGCTGCTGATCATGCTCGCAGCGCTTTCCACTCCCGCCCATGCGGACGGCTTCAAGAACCGGGAGATTGCCTTTCAGGTGCTTAACGCCGCCGATGCGGCGCAGACCTGCTACATCGTGTCGTCCGGCAGGGGTGTGGAAGCCAACCCGATCGCCCGCGCCGTGCTTGGCAAGCGGCCTTCATGTGCCTCGATCTTCGGCTTCAAGGCGGCATCCGGCGCGGTTCACTACGTCATCGCCGACTTCATCCGGGACCGCGATCCCGAGGCGGCCAAGGTCTTCCAGGTTCTCACGATTGTCATCCAGGGCGGTGTCGTTGCCGCGAACATGAGGCTCGTATTCTGATGGCCCAGCCAGTCGCCTACACACCATCGGCAGATTTCACCGGCACGCAGGCCGGCTCGGCCACTGCCGCGCTCGGCGTGGCGCTGGACGTGGAGTTCGACAACCTCGAGCGCACGACCGACGACATCCGTGAGAACCTCGCGCAGATCCAGCGGGACGACGGGGCGCTGGCCAACAACTCGGTCGGTGTCGACCAGTTGGACGACACGGCGCTGGCGCTGATGTCGAACTTCTCGCTCCGCGGCGAGTGGCAGGCGGGCGTTTCCTACCTCGTTGGTGACATGTTCGCCGATGGCGGCAGCCTGTACCTGACGGCGGTTGACCACACGGCCGATGTCCTGGCGGATGACATTACCGCCGGTTATGTGGTGGGGCCGCTTCTGGGCGGCGGGACAGCCAGCTCTGCGGCTTCCGCGGCAGACATCTGGGAGGGTACGAGCAACTCCAAGGTGATCACCCCCGCCGGCATCATCGCGGCAAGCGCGCCGGTGGCGCTGACCAGCGGCACGACGGTGACGCCGAATTTCAACTCCGGCTCCAATTTCACGCTGACGCTGGCGCACAACGCGGTCCTTGCCAATCCGAGCAACATGTCTGTCGGCGACAGTGGTGCGATCCTGATCACGCAGGACGGCGCTGGCGGCCGCACCATGTCCTACGGCAACAAGTGGAAGTTCCCCGGCGGGCCGCAGCTCCTGTCGACCGCCCCCGGCGCGATCGACCTGATCACCTATTGGGTCGCTGGCTCCAACCTGATCGTCTGCAACATCTGCAAGGACTTTTCCTCGGTATGATGCCGTTCATCCATCCGATGTTCGGCTATTCGGCCGAGGCATCCCCTCCGGACTTTGCGCCCGAAACGCTGTTCGCCTCCGGCGAGCAGGGCTTCTGGTACGACGTGCAGGACTTGTCGACGATGTGGCAGGATGCCGCTGGCACCATCCCGGCCGAAGTCGGCTATATCGTGGGGCGTCTCGACGACAAGAGCGGCAACGGCAACCATGCCACGCAGGCTACCGCCGGCCTGTGTCCGATCCTTCGCCAGAACGGCACGACGGGCAAGTATTACCTCGAATTCGACGGGTCGGACGACAATCTCGTCACCTCGGTGCCCTTCGGCTCGGCAACCGAGTTGTCGGTCTTTGCCGGGCTTCGCAACCGGGTCCAGACAGACCTCGCCGGCTACCTCGAGATGGTTTCGAGCGGCTCGCCCGGTCCTGCCGTCATGCGGATGCGTCAGCAGTCGGCAGGCGCGACGACGATCTGGGATGGCCTGCTCTACGCCGGGGGGCTCAGCGAGGGCACCGATGCCCGCGCCCAGGCCAGCACGATCACTCCGAACACGATGGTCATCTCCTCGCAGCACGACATTGCGAACGATCTCTCGACCATCCGCATCAACGGCCTCGACGGGACCGATGGGACGGGGGAGAAGGGCGGAAACACGCTTGGCACGATGGATGTCAACATCGGCAAGCTGAACTTCCGCACCAGTATCGCCGCCGACCTGTACTTCCTGCTTGTCTCCAGCACGCTGGTCGCCGAGCCGGAAGGTGCGGAATACTACATCGACGGCCTGATGGGCGGCGGCGTCATGCCCGCATATCGCCCTCCCGGCCCGCCGCCCGTCTATCCGGACGAGGGATTCGCCCGCGATCTTGGTGGGCGGATGCCCTGGGCGGCATTCGGTCAGCCCATTTCCACGACGGAACATGCCGACAATTTCGGCTTCTGGCAGGATGTTGGGGTCAACGTCATGGGCGGCTGGAACCCGAGCGTCTCCGGCCTGACCTATGACCCGACGGACCTGAACGACTGGAATTCCACGTCCGAGGCCGCGGCAGAGGCGTGGGACGCCGCAGCGATAGCCAAGGGCTTCAAGCTCGACCGCTTCCCGTTCACGCCCGCCCGCGCGCTGGCGGATCTCGAGGCGGGTATGCGCGAGCATATCGTCGGATGGTCCGTCCAGGACGAAGCCGAGGCTGGAACCGGCTTCGATATTGCGCCCCAGCTTGCGCTGATGGACGAGGCCGACCCGACTTACCAGATTGTCCGCTCGATCAACAGCACCGGCCCGGCGATAATCTACCAGCAGGGCGCGCTACTGTTCCCCTATTTCAACCAGTTCGCCGGCTATCCTGCCGTGCAGGCCATGTTCGACTTCTACCCGGTGCAGCAAACCACGCTCGGCAAGACTGTCATCCTTGGCTACCGCCCCAACGGCCAACCCTATACCGCGACGCACAATTCGCAGGGCCTGGTTTCGGCGCGCACCGAGGAATGGACGATTCTGGGCGTCCCGACGACCAATTACCTCTCGCATTCGCCCTACATGCTGTTCATGGCCACCGGCGGTTTCGTCGAGGGCTACCAGACCACCCTTCGCATTCCGACGCCGGAACAGGTGCGTTTCCAGATTGCCGACGCCATTGTCATGGGGGCGGAAGGCATTGCCTTCTTCCCGCAGCGGTTCGAATGGCTTGAGAGCCCGGTGGGCTCAGGGAACTATTACAAGACCTTCACGCAGTTCAACGGCACGCCGTCGGACGTAAAGACGCAGCTTACCACGACGATTGCCAACTGGCAGGCGCTGGAAACCGAGTTTGCGACCAACCTGCTGATCGATCCCGCAACCAACCGGATGTGGCCCGCCACCTACCGGGTTTGCCCCGATACCTCGCCATCGGGCCAGCAGACCACGGCGGAAAGCGGTTGGACCTTCGTCAGCCCGCCCAGCACGGAGTACTTGCCGGGGCCGTTCCAGGGCTCGGTTCGCGCCGTCACCGGCGTCGGAAACGTCTATTTCATCCAGAACCTCGGCAATGCCTCGGCCAGCCTGACCGACGCAACCTGGGGCTTCTCGGCCGTGCCGTTCGCCGCGTGGGAGACGCTGGTCTTCATCGAAGGCGACCTTGTGAACCCCGTGTGGTCCGACATTGATGGGATACTTCCATGACCCAGCCTACTCCCTACGCCCGGCAGTACAATTTCACTGGCTTTTCCTCCAATCAGCCGTCCGATCAGCAGCCCGGTGTCCAGATCGATGCCGAGTTCAACGCGGTCAAGAACACCCTCGACGGCATCCTGTCGAACCTTTCCATCATCCAGCGCGACGATGGCCAGATTGCCTCGGGAACCGTCTCCCTGCCGGCCCTCGCCAGCGATATTCTGGTCTATTTCGCCGGTCTTGTGGGCTGGAACCTGACGGGCCAGTGGCTCACCGCCACGGCCTACGAGGTCGGGGATGTCGTGGCGCAGGACGGCAACACCTATGTCTGCTGCACGGCGCATTCGTCCGGCTCTTTCGCCGCCGATCTCGCCCTGGTGCGCTGGCTGGTTATCTGGGCGCCAACCACGGTCGCCAATGGTTCGATCACGGGAGCAAAGCTCGCTGATGGCGCCGTCACCCTGGACAAGGTTGGCTTCACCGAACTCGATCTCACCGGCACGATCCGCGCCCAGACCGGCCTTGCCGCCGGCACCGAGACGGCCGGCAGCTACGCGGTCGGCGCCAAGCTCGCCTCGGGCAATGTTACCGTCTCCATGGCCCGCGCGACCCGCGCGCAGGGCTCGGTCGGGCTGCGCCTCGATGGCGGCACCTCGGGCTATATCTGGACGATCAACCAGGCCACCGGCAGCGACAACCTCGCCATCACCGACGGCACCGTAACCTGCGTCACCTTCCGCGCCGGCGGCATGACAGACTTTGGTTACACCACCCGGTTCACCGGATCCGGCACCCCGACCACCGGCGTTGGCGTCGAGATCACTTATTCCTCCTCCACTGGCAACGTGCAGGCATATGACCGCGACGGCGCGGCGTGGAAGGATCTCAAGCTCAAGGGGCTTGTCGTCTACCTCACCGCCGGCGGCACCGACCGGCTCAAGGTGACGGCCACGGCGACGCAGGTTCTCGACGGCTACAGCGCCTTCCAGGACATCGGCTACCGCGACCTGCCGCTGACAGCCAGTCGCAGCGGAGGTTACACCATCGCGCTCACTGACCGCGGTCAGTGTGTGCCTGTTACGTCGGGCGGTGTTACCATTCCTGCCAACGCAAGCGTTGCGTTTCCGGTGGGGTCTGTTGTCGCGATCTATAACGACAGCGCAACCGCGCAGAACATCACCATTACCACCGACACCCTGCGCCTCAACGGCACAACCAGCACCGGCACCCGCTCGGTGCCAGCCTACGGCATTGCCACGCTGCTCAAGGTCAAGACTACCGAGTGGCTCGCGGCAGGTTCGGTAAGCTGATGACCGCGATTCCCTTCCTCCTCGGCACATCCGGAGCCGGCGGCGGCGCGGGCGTCCCCGCTTCGGGGCGCACCATGACGGTCGGCTCCTACGAATTCGTCGACGACTACGACACCGGCATAACCAACAAGTTCTACGACGGCTATGTGTCGTGGAGCAGTGCTGCCGCGCTGACGACCGGCGCTTTCGGCGGCATCATCCCTGCCACAGCCCTCGGCGCGACCATCGTCGCGCTCTACTGGCGCTCGATCACCGACCACTCGACCAACGGGCAGGTCTACATCGAGTTCTCCGGCAACCGCGCGGCGGGCTTCCTGACAAGCGTGTCAGCAGACACCGTATCGCTCGGTTCCGTCGGCGGCTCGCCGACCTACAATTCCGGCTCTGACAGCACGACCTTCCTTCTCGGCTCCTCCGGGGTCGCCAATCCGTTCGGCACGTCCGGCACCGTGACTATCGATATTACCTAGGAGAACGACGCCATGTCGAAGTGGAGGGACATTGACGCCGAGAAAGAGATTGAGGACGTGCTGGCCGGTTCCAAGCCTGCCGACGCGGTGACGCACGCCGCGATCCTGCGTGAGATCCACCTGCTCAGGAAGGATCTGGAGCCCGTGATGGACAACATGTCGTCACTGACGGACATGATTCTCGCGTGGAAGACCACCTCCATGTTCGGCCGCGCGGTCAAGTGGTTCGGCGGCATCATCGGCGCGATCGCCGGTGCCTGGGCTCTGTACAAGGGTACCTGATGGCGCGGAAACCCGCCAAGATTTCCCCAGAGGAACAGGCCGAGCAGGAGCGGCTGTCGGCTGAGCAGGCGCTGCTTGGCCAGCGCCGCGCTGCCGTTCGCCTGCTCCGTGCGCTCGAGGCACGCTCCAGCCTGATCTCCTTCACCAAGCTGACCATGCCGGACAAGGAAGATCCGGACGACGCCGACAAGACCCGCTACGATGACCAGTATTTCCACCGCGCGCTGGCCAAGGCGCTCGAGGACGTGGAGGCTGGCCGCCGGCTGCGCCTGATCATCACCTTCCCGCCGCGCCACGGCAAGTCGGAGCTGTCTTCCAAGCGCTTCCCGGCGTGGTACATCGGCCGCGATCCCTACCGCTACGTCGCGGTCTGCACCTATAACCAGACCTTCGCCGAGGACTTCGGCAAGGCCGTGCGCGGGATCATGCAGACCCCGGCTTACAAGCAGATCTTCCCGTCGTGCGACCTCAAGACCGGCTCCAAGGCGGCTGACCGGCTCGAAACCGAGGAGGGCGGCGCTCTGTTCTTCCTTGGACGCGGGGGCACGATCACCGGCCGCGGTGCGGACCTGATCATCATCGACGACCCGATCAAGAACAGCGAGGAAGCCCGCTCGGAAACCATTCGCAACCAGCTCTGGGAGTGGTTTCAGAACGACATCAAGTCGCGCTTCATGTCCGACACCGGCGCGATGCTGATTATTATGACACGCTGGCATGACGACGACCTCGTTGGCCGGCTGACAGACCCGCAAAACCCTTGCTACGACAGCGAGGAGGCAGCGCAGTGGGACGTGATTAACATCCCGGCGATTGCCGAAGAAGGCGACGTGCTTGGCCGCAAGGCAGGCGAGCCTCTGTGGCCGCAGCGCTTCGGGCTCGAGTACCTGAACAATTTCAAGCGGTCGAACCCCAAGGGTTTTTCCGCGCTCTACCAGCAGCGCCCGACCCCCGAGGACGGCGACCTGTTCAAGGCGGAGATGATCAAGCCCTACAAGGCGGGAGATCTGCCCAAGAACCTGCGGATCTACGCCGCCAGCGACCATGCTGTCGGCATCAAGCAGGAGCATGACAAGACCTGCCTGCTCATTGTCGGCGTCGACGACCGCAACAACATCTGGGTGCTGGACGCCTGGTGGCGCCGTGCGCGCACTGACACCGTGGTCGAGGCCATGCTCGACCTGATGAAGAAGTGGAAGCCGCTGATCTGGTGGGCGGAAAGCGGCCATATCTCCAAGTCGATCGGCCCGTTCCTCTACAAGCGGATGGCGGAGCAGAATGTCTTCGTCAACGTCAAGGAACAGGTGCCGTCGAAGGACAAGGTGACGCGCGCGCAGTCGATCATCGGCCGCGCAGCGATGGGCATGGTCCGCTTCCCGGCGTTCGAACCGTGGTACGAGGACGCCCGGCAGGAGATGCTCAAATTCCCGCAGGCGCGGCACGACGACTTCGTCGACGCGCTTGCCCACATCGGCCTTGGCCTGGAGCGCCAGCTCTCGGCCGCCGCTCCCGCGACAGTCCTGCGCGCCGGCCCGACGGTCGGCACGCTGGCGTGGGTCAAGCAAGACGCAAATTTCCGCAGGGTGCGTGAGCGCCGTGCCATTGGAGGTTGGTAATGGACGAGTTTCCCGCAGAGCAGCCCGTAGCGCCCCAGGAGGCTACCAGCCCCATCCGCCGCGAGGTGGGAGAGGTCAGCAGTGCCCGCAAGGAGCTGGTGACGGCCCAGATCGAGCGCGTGAAGGAAGCGAAGAAGCACTGGTCGAAAGACTTCAAGCGGATGCGCGACAACATGAACTTCGTCTCCGGCCTCCAGTGGCCGGGGCAAAAGAGCCATGACGACACGCGCTACACCGCCAACTTCACCCAGCGCATCATCAAGCAGGAAGTCTCCTCGCTCTACGCGAAGAACCCCCGCGTCATCTACCGCCGCCGCAAGCGGCTGAACTACAAGCTCTGGGATGGCCGCCCCGAGAGCCTCCAGATGGCGATGCAGGCGATCCAGCCTCCCGTCGCGGTGGATCCGCAAACAGGCCAGCAGGTGCCTGCCATCCCGCCCGAGGGCTGGGCTCCGCCGCCCGAGGCTATCGCCCTGCTCCAGGACGTGCAGGAGAACGGACAGCGCCTCCAGATGATCGACAAGATCGGCGAGACGCTGGTGACGTGCATCGAGTACTACATGTCCGAGCAGGTGCCCGGCTTCAAACCGCAGATGAAGCAGATGGTGCGACGCTCGCGCACCACCGGCGTCGGCTACATCGAGCTGGGCTTCCAGCGCGAGATGGACCTGTCGGACGAGCAGGCAAGCCGGATTGCCGACATGACCGAGCGCCTGTCAGTGGTCGGCCAGTTGCAGGCCGACCAGCAGGACGGCAAGTTCGACGAGACTTCGGCGCAGGCCGAGGAGCTGCGGCTGGCGATCCAGGCGATCAAGAACGAGCCCGAGATGATCGTGCGCGAGGGGCTGGTTTTCCAGTTCCCGCTATCGACCCGCATCATCCCGGCACCTGAAACCGAGAAGCTGGTCGGATGGGTCGGCTGCCCGTGGCTGGCCAAGGAAGTCATTCTCTCGGTCGACCGCATCAAGCAGGTCTACGGCATCGATGTTGGCACCAGCTACACCGCCTACAAGGCGGAAACCGGCAAGCCGGTAGGTTCCGCCAGAGCGCGCAAGAACGACGGCACGGGGCTCGCCTGCATCTGGCACGTCTATGACCGCGAAACCGGGCTCGAGTACGTCGTGTGCGACGGCTATCCGGACTTCCTGCGCGAGCCTGGCCCGCCCGAGGTGCAGGTCGAGCAGTTCTTCCCGATCTGGGCGGTGACGTTCAACGAGGTGGAGAACGAGGACGAGCTGTTCCCCAAGTCCGATGTCCACATGCTGATGCCGATCCAGCGCGAGTACAACCGCTCCAAGGAAGGTATTCGCCAGCACCGCATCGCCAACCGGCCGCTCTACCTTGCTCCCGCCGGACAGTTCGATGAGGGCGAGCAAAAGAGCCTTGCCGAACACGCCGCGCACGATGTCATCGAGGTTCGGGCGCTGCGCGACGGCGTGAAGGTCGAAGACCTGATCGCCCCGGTTCGCAAGATCGGTGTCGACCCCAACCTTTACGAGACGGAGAGCCTGTTCGAAGACGCTGCCCGCGTGGTCGGCGTCCAGCAGGCGATGATCGGCGGCACCGCCAACGGCACCGCCACCGGCGCCAGCCTTGCCGCAGAGTCTCAGCAGGGCTCGGTCGGCCTCGACAGTGACGACTTCGACGATTGCCTGTCGAGCGTCATGCGTGCGGCGGGGCAGGTTCTCCTGCTCAACCTGTCGCCCGAGACGGCGATGAAGATCGCCGGCCCCGGCGCTTACTGGCCCGAGATCTCCAAGGTCGAGATGCTCGACGAGATCAGCATCGAGATCAAGGCCGGCTCCTCTGGCCGCCCGAACCAGCAGCAGGAAGCCGCATCGTTCGAACGCATGTACCCGCTACTTGTCCAGATCCCCGGCATTTCGCCGGTATGGCTGGCCGAGCGGGCGATCAAGATCGCCGACGACGACACCGATCTCGAGGACGCCTTCGTCGAGGGCCTGCCCTCGATCATGGCCCAGAACCGGCAGCAGCAGTTGCCCACTGGAAATCCCGCCACCGAGCCCGATCAGCAAGGGCACGAGGGCGCGGACAAGACCCGCCCGCAGCAGGGCGGACCAGCCCCCTCACCCTCTTTCAACCAGGGAGCCCAGCCCAATCAGTTGGCAGGTTGATCTTGGCAGCCAACAGATATAGAACATGACCAACGAAAGGCGCTAAATATGTCGCTTGAAGACACCGCAACCTCGCCCGTTGCGGAAAATCCAGAAGCTCTCAACACCGCTCCGGCGGTCGACCAGGCTTCGCCCGAGGACGCTAACCCCGCGCAGTCGTCCAGCGTGGACACAACGGACGCTAAGAGTGAGGTTCCGGAAGACCTCGACAGCGTGGTTCGCCGCGCTCTCGCGAAAGATCCGGAACCAGCGGAAGAACCGTCCACTTCCGAGGATGGCGAGAAGGAAACCGACCCCGAGGCGAAAGCCGAAGGCGAGGAGGATCCCGACGCCGACGTGCCGTTCCACAAGCATCCTCGCTGGAAAGAGATGATCGCGGAGCGCGACAGCTACAAGGCAGACGCCGACAGCTTTCGCTCGATGCAGGGATTCATGGTCGAATCCAATCTGACCAGCACCGAAGTTGCCGAAGGTTTCGATGTCATGGCGCTGATCAAGCGCGCCACGATGGGCGACACCAAGGCGGCAGAGGAAGCGCGTGGCTGGTTCGCCGAACGCCTCAGCGTCTTTGACGAGATGCTCGGCATGAGCCTCCCCGATGACCTTCGCCAGAAGGTCGACGAAGGCTACATGGACGAGGATTCCGCCAAGGAACTCGCGGCCCAGCGGGCGAAGGCCCGCAACCTCGAGAACGCGAGAGAGATCGAGCGCCGGCAATCCGCGGAAGCGGAGGTGCTGAACCAGGCACAGGAAGCCCAGGTCCGGATCGCTCAGACGGTCAAGAGCTGGGAAGACGGCATCAAGGCCAGTGATCCCGATTACGCCATCCACAAGGCCGGTTTCGTGGAAACCGAGGTCCGAGCCCGCATTGCCAGCCTGAACGGTCAGCCGCTCACGCCGGAGATTGCCCTCGAGATCTCGCAGGGTGCTTACGACACGGTGAACCAGCGCCTCAAGGCACTGGTGCCCAAGCCGAAGCCCATGACCCCCACGCCGACCGGCTTGTCCGCGCGCGCCTCTGCCGAACCGAAGACCCTTCGGGAAGCGGTAGCAGGCGCACTGAACCGCTGATCTTTTTCGGGAGGCATCCATGCCCTTCACAGCTCAGGAACTCGATAACATCGCGAGCGCTGCTCTCGATTTCTACATCAAGGGTCCGGCGATGGCGCAGTCCATCCAGGCCCGTCCGCTCTACGACGCCATGAAGCGCGCGCAGAAGACTTTCCCCGGCGGCAAGAGCGACATCCGTCGCAACGTCAAGGGCGAGTACTCGACCGCGTTCCAGGGCTACAGCCACGACGACACGGTGGGTTACGTCAACCCGGCGAACCTCAAGCAGGTGAACTTCCCCTGGAAGGAACTCCACGCTGGTATCGCCATGACGCTGACGGAACTCAAGAACGACGGCATCTCGGTGGTCGACAGCCTCAACGGCGACGCGACGACCGAGCATTCCGATCGTGAAATGACCGCGATCACCAACCTGCTTGATGACAAGCTGAACGACATGTCCGAAGGCTCGGCCCGTTCGTTCAACGAGATCCTCTGGCGCGATGGTACGCAGTCGGCGAAGGTTCCGGCCGGCATCCAGTCGCTGATCTCGCTGGCCCCGAACTCGGGCTTCACCGGCGGCATCGACCGCGCTGGCAATAGCTGGTGGCGCAACCGTGCCTTCGTTGGCACGCTCGGCTCGACCAACAACACCGGCCCGAAGATCACCGCCTCGGCCACCAACCAGACGCTCACCAAGCGCCTGCGCGCCGAAGTGCGCCAGCTCCGTCGCTACGGCGGCAAGCCGTCGCTGCTGCTGGCAGGTTCGGGCTTCATCGAGAAGCTCGAGGCCGAAGTCGCCGAAAAGGGCATCTACACCCAGGAAGGCTTCAAGAACGAAGGCAAGACCGACATCGGCCTCGCCACGATCTCGATGAACGGCCTCGGCAAGTTCCTTTACGACCCGACGCTCGACGACCTGGGCTACAGCAACTTCTGCTACTTCATCGATCCCACCCATCTCTACCCGATGGTCATGGACGGCGAAGACTGGAAGCAGCACTCGCCCGCCCGCCCGGCCGAGAAGTACGTCCTGTACCGGGGTCTGACCTGGACGGGCGGCATCGTGGCCGACCAGCTCAACTGCCACGGCGTCTACGAAGCCGCCTGATAGGGAGTCAATGAAATGAGCGTTGCAACTGTAACCGGCGTCCTCGCCACCAGCCTCGCCCCGGCCGGCACCCTCGCGGTGTCCTATCCGACCGGAACGACCCGCGGTGACTTTGTGATCGGCGCCCGCCACCGCCTGTCGATTGGCGGCAAGGTGTTCTCCTGCCCGGAAAACATCACTGTCTCCCTCGGCAACACCACCGCCACCATCACCTACAACGGCACGACCACGATGCCTGCGGGCAGCCGCTACACCGTGGAACTCGACCGTGCAGGTTCGGCCAACTCGCTCTCGACTGTCCGTAACGTGATCGACACCTACGTGCTGCCCGGCAAGGATACCTTTGTCATTCCGGTCGACACGTTCGCGATCAACCTCGGCACCCCGACCACGGCTTCGGCCACGGCGGTGTGCGCGGCACAGGCGATCAGCGGCACCAACGTCGCCGCGGTGATCACCGGCGGCGCCAAGTATAGCAGCGCCACCGGCACTGTTCCGCTCGGCGCTCCGACCGGCCGCAACGTCAACGTCGTATCGTCGAACGCCGGCGACACGACGCAGGTTGTGACCGTCACCGGCACCGACATGTACGGCAACACGATGAAGGAAAACATCACCTGCAACGGCACCACGACCGTTCAGGGGAAGAAGGCCTTCTTCGCTGTCACCGGCGTGACTGTCTCGGCAACGATGACGGGCAACCTGTCGGTGGGCGATGGCACGATCCTCGGTCTGCCGGTGTACCTGCCCAACGCCACCTGGATCCTTCGTGAAACCCAGGACGGCGCTACCGCCACCGCTGGCACTGTTGTCGCCGGCGCTGGCATCACGGTTCCGTCGACTGCCACCTCGGCAGACGTGCGCGGCACCTACACCCCGAACTCGGCTCCTGATGGGTCGCGTAGCTGCGTGCTGCTCGTCGCCCTTCCTGAGCCGAACTTCTACGGGCAGCCGCAGTTCGCTGGCTGATCGTCGTGATGCGGGGGTGACAGAAATTGTCACCCCCGTTTCTTCAACCGCATGAAAGGAGCCCATCATGCAGATCTGTGAATGTGAGGTCAGGCTTGGCGCCAGCGTCCAGCACACCGTCCTCAAGTCGGAAGTCACACCGGCAGAGATTTTGATCCTCCAGGCGATCCATGGACAGGACGCCGTGGTCGGCATCAAGCCGAAGAAAATGGACAAGCGTCCCAACGCCGACGAACTCGAGCGGCTGCACAACCTTTACGGCCGGGAAACAGAAGGCATCCGCGATGCCGGCAATGGCAACCTGATCGCCAAGCTGTTCCCCGGCATCAACCCATCGCTTCCGGTGAGCCTCAAGGACATCGGCATGGGACACCTGATGAACCCCAACCGCAAGGACGCGGAATCTTCGAAGGAGACTGACGATGGCGAAGGCGACAACGAAGGTGGCCACGAAGAAGAAGGCGGAGAAGGCGCCTGAGGCCAACGGCCCTGCGCGCTACCGCGCTCGGGTTTACCATGAGATCGAGAACGGCGATGGTGTCATGCGCGTCGACCCCGGTAACATCGTCGTCACCGACGGCGATACGGTCGAGGTTTTCCCGCCCGAGCTGTTCGTCCTCGCCTATCCTTCGCTGACCGACGAGCCGATCGACGACCAGCCTGACGACGAGGACTGACGTTCGATGGCGCGCAACCAGACGCTTGGTCAGATCCTTGACACCGTTCGCATCGAGGCAGGGCTGGATCCAGATCCGGCCCTGTCGATCAACGTGCGTCCGCTTCTGGTGCAGTTGATCAGGCGCGAGTACGAGCGGCTCTACGACGAATTCGACTGGCCGTTCCTGCGGCTGACCGAAGACATCGATACCGTCGCCGGTGAGCGGCACTATGACTTCCCCGACGCGATCGATCTCGAGCGTGTCGAGGAGGTGCATTACCGCTGGGCAGACAGGTGGCTGCCCCTCGAGCGCGGCATCTGCCAGGATGACTACAACGCGCACGACAGCGACAACGATGTTCGCGTGGATCCTGCCATGCGCTGGGATGTCGTGCGGACTGGTTCGCGCGAACAGTGTGAAATCTGGCCTATCCCGCTGACGGGCGGCAGCCCTCTCCGGTTTACCGGCATCAAGAAGAAGACCGAGCTGGTTGCCGATAGCGACCGCTGCGATCTCGACGGCACCATGGTGGCACTGTTCGCCGCGTCCGAATACCTTGTCGGCCGGGACAACGCGACTGCCCAGATCAAGCAGCAGAAGGCGGTAGAGCGCTTCCGCATGGTGCGCGGCAGGACAATCCAGAAGGACGGCACCAGGCTTAACTTCGCCGGCGGTTCGAAGCCCGAGATCGAGCGCGTTCCGCTGGTTGCCTACGTCCGGAACCCCTGATGCCGAACCTGGTGGACACCTTCAATACACTGCTCTCGGCGGCTCAGGAGCAGCGGTATCGCCAGTGGGCTGAGCAGACCGGAAGGGGTCGGGACGAGGCTGACTACGATATGCGCGGCGCGTGGCTTTCCGGGGCGGGGCAGGGGCAGAACGGTCATTTTCCTGACACCTTCAAGAAGCCAAACCACCCGACGTTCAGCGACGAAAGTCGCTACAGCACGCCCGCTAACCCCGGTGGGCACTGGTCGGAAGGGTATCCTGGGAAATACGCTTTCTGGGCGTCGCCAGCCAACTTGCAGTACCGCACTCCGGAAGAATTGCAGCAATACATGCAGCAGACAGAGCCAGACACCACCCTTATTTTTCCTTGGCAATACCGCCTCGCTGGAGGTCGCTGATGCCATACGTCGTCATCGAGGACTTCAAGAGCGGCCTTGACCGTCGCAAAGCGCAGGCGGCGAGCCCGCAGGGGTCGCTGCAAGTCCTGACAAACGCGCACATCACCCGCGGCGGCGAGATCGAGAAGCGGCTCGCCTTCGTGCCGACCCACTCGGTTCCAGGGACTTTCGGACTGGCTGGCGCCAACGGCCAGCTATACGTCTTCTCCTCGTCGGAGGTGGCCCTGCCGTCGGGGATTGACGGGCAGGTGCTGTCCAACCCGTCCGGCGCTGCCATGACGAAGATCGTCGACGCCGAGTTCTTTGAGGGCAAGATATTCACCCTCGCACGCTATGCCGACGGCAAGACGCTGCCGTTCTACGACGCTGTGCGGGTTGAGGATTGGGCCGAAACCTCCGGCCTGACCGTCGCCGGGAAGACCCCCACCACGGTCCTGACAGTCAAGAGCAAGGTCTACGCGGCCTTCGAAAGCACACTTGCCTTCTCGGCGATCTCGGCTCCTCGCGATTGGGGTGGCGGCGATGGTTCCGGCGAGGGCTTCATCACCATGTCAAACCAGGCGGCAGGCTTTGAAACACTGACCGCGCTGGGCCGCTACCAGGGCTACATGGCCGTGTTCGCGCGGCGCAACACGCAGATCTGGTATCTCGACAGCGATCCGATCCAGAACGCGCAGCGGCAGGTCATCCCCAACGTCGGCACTTTCGCGCCAGAGTCGGTGGTCAACTTCGGCGACATCGATGTCATCTTCCTGTCGGACACCGGGGTGCGGTCGCTTAAAGCGCGCGACGCTTCCAATCAGGCCGGCGTGTCGGACATCGGCACGCCGATCGATGGCGAGATCATCGAGTACATGCATAGCCTGACCGAGGCGCAGAAGGCGGCATCCTGCGCCGTGATGGAGCCGATTGACGGGCGCTACCTCTGCGCGATCGGCGAGCGCGTCTATGCGTTCAGCTATTTTCCGACATCCAAGATCTCGAGCTGGTCGCGCTACGACCCCGGCTTCACTGTCGACAAGTGGGTGGCTATGGACGGCGCGCTCTACGCGCGCTCGGGCGACACGATCTACACACTCGGCGGCAGCAACGGCCAGACCTACGACGACTGCGAGGTCGAGGTGGAGCTTCCCTATATCGACGGCCGGCAGGTCGCGACGTGGAAGAAGTTCACCGGGCTGGACCTGATCTGCACCGGCGAGTGGGCGGTCTACATCAACACCGACCCCAACGTGCCGGACGTGTGGACGAAGATCGCGATCATCAAGGACTCGACGATCTCCACGGCCCCGCGCCTCAAGCTCGACATGACCGGCGAGTCGCCGATGATCAAGCTGCGCTTCCTCAACCAGCGCTCCGGCCCGGCGACGCTTTCCAAGGTGGTGGTCCACTTTGCCGCGGAGCAGGCGAATTGATGCGCCTGTCCCCGCTCCGCCGGCCTGCCGTCGAGCATGTTGTCGAGAACATGCGCGAATGGGACCGGCGCGAGATATTCGCCACCCGCATGGACGGCATCGAGGCGGAGACGCTGGTCGAAGATGTCTTCCGCTGCGGCCCGGTGTCGTGGGTGGCTTACAAGGATCTCGAGCCCGCCGCGGTGTTCGGCTGCTCCCCCGCATGGCGCGGTGTCTGGAACATGTGGTTTTTCGCGACCGACACATTCCCGCAAATCGGATTAGGGGTGACAAAACTCGTCATCCGGCATATTGTGCCCATGCTCTGGAGCGGCGGCGCCCACCGCCTGCAATGTCATTCGATGGAGGGCCATGTGGACGCACAGCGCTGGCTCGAGACGATCGGGGCAAAACGCGAGGCCACTCTGCGCGGCCTCGGTCGCGACGGCGAAGATTTTCACACCTATGTATGGAGTCGGCCCGATGTGCTTCGGTGACGGCGGGGCCGGTGAAATCGCCAGGCAGACGCGCTCTGACGAGCAGGCGCGTCAGGCCCGCATCAAGTCCGGCATGGCAAAGATCGCCGAGATCTTTGACGGCGGCGCTACCGCCGGCACGGGGCTGGCGACCAGCTACGAACCGGGCAAGACCTATTATCTTTCCGACGGATCGCTCTACACTCCGCCCGCAGAGACGGAACCGACATTCTTCGCCCGCGGCGGCTACAGCCCATACCAGGGCGTAAGCCCGCAGGACATGGTGTCGCAGGGCAAGCTGTTCACTGGCGTGTCGCGCAGCGGCGGTTTCAACGAGGACTTCTTCGCCAACCGCGCCAAGGCGTACACCGACTATGCGATGCCGCAGGTGGACCGCGCCTACAAGCGTGCGAAGGACTCCATGATCTACGCGCTCGATCGCAGCGGCCTGATGCGCTCCAGCGCCGGCATCGACAAGAACGCCGAGCTGTCCGGCGAATTCGACCAGTCGCGGATCGATGTCGCCAACAAGGCGCAGTCGACGGCCAACAAGGCGCGGCAGGATGTCGAGAACGCCCGCGGCGCAATCGTCTCGCAGCTCAACGCCACTGGCGACAACGAGGCGGCGGCAAGCGCTGCCATCCGTCAGGCGCAGGCCATGAACCAGCCGGAAGGCTTCTCCCCCACGGGCCAGCTATTCCAGCTCTTTTCGCAGGGCCTGTCTGCAATCGGCTCGAATGCGAGAAATGATTATGGCGGCCTCTTTGGTGGCAGCCGGTCGCCGCTGTTCTACAGCTCCAGTGGCTCCTCAAGGGTGGTAGGTGGCTAATGTGTGATCCGCTCACAATCGGACTGGCAGTTGCCTCCGCGGGCTTGCAGTTCGTCGGCAACAAGCAGGCGCAGAATGCCACGAAGCAGCGTCTGAATGCCGAGAACATCCGCCAGAACCAGATGAACCAGCAGCAGGATGCGGCGCTCGACGAAAGCTATCAGGCGGCTGGCAAGCTCAAGGACGAAGGCGCCCAGCAGGAGGCGGTGAACAACCGCCGGCAGGCGTTCATCCAGGCGCTGAATACCCGCCCAGCCAACCAGAATTACCTGCCGGGGATGGATTCTGCCCCGCAGGTGGTCGCCGATGCGGCGCGCGCGACCGGCGCGCAGCAGGACGCTTTCAGCCAGAACCAGGCCGGCGCTCTCGCCAACCTCACCGGGATGGAAGACATGCTGCAAAACACGGGCTTCATGCTTGGCCGAACCGGGCAGTCGATCGATCAGATCGCTCGCGACAAGGCAAGGTCGGCAGATGCGCTCCGCGCCGAACTCGAGGCGGCACGCCACAAGGGCGCAGTCTTCCGCGGTCTGGGCCAGCTCGTCGGAGCCCTCTCGCTCGGTAAGGTACTAGGGGTCGGCGGGCTTGGTGGTTCGTCCGGCGCCGCGAGCAGCGTTGGTAGCGCTCTCGCTGGCGGCGCCCGCTCGGTGGTTCCGGTGATCTGATGGCGCGCTACCAGAACCCCTTCGCCGGTGGCTATCCCACCGATCCCGCATGGGCTGCCATCGGCAGCAACCTGGCCACCGCGTTGTTCGGCGACCCAGAGGCGCGCGCTGTCGCAGAGCAGCGCCGTGCGGAGATCGAGCGCAACCGTGCTGCCGCGGGCTACGACATGGAGCGCACGCGCGGCCAGACCATCCAGAACAACGCTCGCGCGTCGATCACCGGCGGGCTGGCCAACTTCTTCAAGCCGCAGTCCACGCCGGAGCCCATGGTGCCGGAGATGCCCGGCCTGCCCGAAGCCTCGGTCAGCGGCGCGACACTGGCGCCGGTCCAGCCGAGCGGCGTCGCCTCGGCCTTCCTCGATCCGCTGCGCGGCCGCGGCGGCGCTCCGGTAAAGGGCGGGCAGTACGGCGCTCCGCGCGACTATGGCGCGCACCAGGGGGCCGACTTCACCGCCCCGATGGGCACCAAGGTCTTCCCCCGCATGGGCGGCGGCAAGGCAATTGTCTCGCGCAGCCCGAAGGGCGGCAATATCGTCACGATCGACTATGGCAACGGCGTCACTTCGAAGTCGATGCACCTCGGTGATGTCTTTGTGCAGAACGGCCAGGTTGTGACTGCGGACACGCCCATCGGCACGGTCGGCATGACCGGCCGCACCACTGGTCCGCACCTCCATGAGGAAGTAACCATCGGCGGCAAGCGGGTCGATCCGACGACGCTCAGCAGCCGCCAGATGCCCGCCACGGTATCGATGCCGTCCACCGCAACCTCCTCGCCCGCCGGAACGGTGAGCAAGCCCGTGCTTGCCCCCGAGCCGGGCGGCCCCGAGGTCGATCTGGAGAAGTTCTCCGAATACATGGCGGCGCTTGCGCGCGCCGGAGAAGGTGGCCATGCCGACGGACTGGCGGGCGTCATGTTCGCTGCCGCTGGCGGCGACCAGAATGCCCGCAAGGCGCTGCTCGCGCGCGGCCAGCAGCCGGGCAAGGACTTTGCCGCGAGCCGCGCGGCGCAGCTCAACAACGTGGCGCTTGGGCAGTACGGCAGCCTTGCGGAAGCGATGTCGAAGGAAACCCTGTCGCAGGCCGGTTCGACGCAGCGCGAGGGCCTGAGCCAGGCTGGGCAGAACGAACGCAACACCGCCGACAACGCGATGGAGTGGCGGAAGGCTCTGCTTGCCGATGCCACCGCCCGCCGCGGGCAGGATCTCAGGGCCGACGACAGCAACGAGGACGGCACGTCCAAGAAGCGCGGGCTGCTTATCGATCCCGGAAAGCTGGACGAAGAAATCGACTCGATGTTCAACGTCCGCCGCCAGACGGATGGCGTGAATGGCTACGCCAAAGGCAGCGCCAATGGGATGCCAGGCGACCTCAAGTCGCTCATTCGCGCCCGCGCTGCACAGATCGCCGGCCAGACCGGCAACATCCCTGGCGGCGTGCAGCAGGCCGTGCGCGAGCTTGGCGTCCAGTACAACCCCAACGCCACGGGCGCGAAGTACACCTACCGCAAGGTCGAGGCTCCCCCGCCCGGCAGGAAGCGCATCAAGCTGGACAGCAAGGGCAACATCCTGCCGTGAGCCGCGAGGTAGAGCTTCCTGATGGAACGATCCTCGAATTCCCCGAGGGAACTCCGGACGATGTGATGCTGCGCGCTGCGCGCAAGCAGCTCGGTGTGCAGGCCCCCAAAGCAACCCCAGCCCCCGCTCCAACGCTCAACAAGCAGCAGGTCGGCGGCATCAACAGCGCGCTGGCTGACGCATTCAGTGGCGCAGGAGCAATGACTGGCGCGGTGACGCAGAAGCTGGGGGTGAAGGGGCAACCCGCCCCGCAGCAGTCGCTGCGCGCCGCTGCTGAATCTGGCGGCATGATCCCGCTGCCGCCCGCGCGGCCTACCGCCCCACGGGTGCCGTCGCAGCCGCTGCGCGAAGTTGCCGAGGCTGGGACAAACCCCCGCAACATCGCCCCCGCTCTCAAGCGCGACTTCCCAGCCCTTGCTCGCGCAGCTCCGCGCGGCGTGGGGCCGGCAGCGGCTGGCGCCTACGGCTTCGGGGTCGGTGCCGCCGCGACGCCTTTCCAGCACCCCATCGCCAAGGCGGCGGGCGGCCTGCTTGGCGCGTTCGGTGCGGCGGTGATCGCCTCGTCCGGACAGGAGCAAGCTCTCGACGCCCTGCCAGAGGGCATTACTGTACCGCTGGGGCAGGACGCCGCCACCCGCGCTCAGGATCGCGCCGAGCATCCCTACGCCACCATGATCGGCGAGAGCCTGCCCGGCTTCATGTTCGGCGCTCCCGGCGCTGGTGTCCGCGCGCCCGCCACCAACAATGCGCTGCGCCGCGCCATCACGACACCAGCGGGGCAGGCCGCGCTGGGCGGCGGCATCGGCGGCTCGATCGAGCTTGGCCGCGAGGTTGCCGTGGACGGCCAGGTGGATCCCGGCCGGGTGGCGATTGCCGCCGGCATGGGTGCGCTCCAGACCAAGAACACCCGCCTCGGCGACAAGTTCATGGGCGCGGGTGATTGGACGGCTGGCCTGTTCGGCGCGCGCCGCGCGGCGTTCGACAGCATGGCTGGAGACTTCGAAGCCCGGCACCCCGACGGCAGCGCTGACTTCAACGTCGAACCCCCGCCCTTCCCCGAAGGCGGCTTCAAGGAATACACGGCGCCTGACGGCAGCGCGATCCTGTCGGCCGACGGCGAGACACCGATCCGGTTCCGCAACCACAAGCAGGCAGCGCGCTACGCCGTCGACAATGAGCTGGCCGGCAGCCACGACATTGCGATCAGCGAGGACGGCATCGTTCTCCGCCGGCGCGGCGATGAAGCCCCGGCCGCTCCCGTGCCGGACGGCAATCCAGAAACCACCCCTGTCTCCGGTCAGCCACCGATTGTCCGGCCGGAGCCCACTGGCGCGGAGGGGGCTCCAGTCGCGCCGGTGGAGACGCCCCCGCCCGCTGCTCCGGATCTTCCCCCCGTTGAGCCCGTGGCGGGGGCGTCAACCGTCCAGGCGGGGATTGAGGCGGTCGCTCCCCGAAACGGCGATGTTCGCACTGCCGAGGTAACGCCGTACAGCGCTGACAAGAAAGCGCGGCCGACACCGATTGAGACGCAGGTCGAGACTGTTCTTCCTGCGGAAGACACAGTTGTTGGATACAATGGGTATGAAGACCCCATCTATATCAGCAAGAATGGGGAGCTTTACACCATCCGGCGCGATGATCCGCGTGGAACTCCAAGGTTTGGCGGTATGCTCAGGGTGGAGACGCTTCCGGACGGCTCGCCCGCTCCGGATGACTTTGACCCCCTTGCTGGACGCGCTGACAATCCAACAGAAGGAATTGCCTATGACACCGAAGGAACGAGTGGCGGGTATGCGCCAGGCGATCGACGCGCGGCTCAAGCGCCACGAGAAGAAGGAGTCTTCGGAGAAGGGCGAGAGCAGCAAGTTCCAGTCCAAGGAGAAGAAGGCGGGGATGGACTAGTTCTCGACCGGGCAGACCGCTCCGGCATCTCCGGCCCCGAGAAGGGCGGCTACACGCCGCAGTTCGTCGAGGCCAGCTACACCAACCGCCCCTCGGCTTACGAGAGCGCGGTGCGCGCCTCCGGCATCGAGCCTGACAAGTTCAAGCTGCTGCCGCCCAACCGGCAGTCGCGCATCCTCGCCGATGCGGTGAAGACGCTCACCGGCATCGAGGTGACTGTCGGCAAGGACATGAACATCCGGCTGGCCAACGACCAGATGCTCGATGCCCACCAGACGCTGCAAGGCATGGCGTCGGTCCTCGGCGTCGATCCCAAGGCGTTCAGCCTCGGCGGCAAGCTCAAGCTCAACCTGATCAACAAGAGCGGCAAGGTGAAGTTCCTCGGCGCGTTCGACCCGCAGGGGCAGAACATCATCCTGCCCGGACGGTCGAACAGCTTCGCGCATGAATGGAGCCACGCTCTCGACTGGCACCTGCTCAGCGTCGCCAAGGCGCAGGGGCGCGGATTGTCCGGCATGGTCCGCAAGGATGGCGCGACGTTCGAACCCAGGGATCTGCGCGACGCCTTCATCGACCTGCTCAACACCATGTTCTTCAACGACGCCGAGATGGCGGCGAAGATCATGGACCTCGAGCGGCGCATCGCCGCCACCAAGTCGGCCAATGTGCGCGCCAGCCTCCAGTCGCAGATCGACAACTACAAGGCCGGGCGCAGCCAGTCGGGTGACGCGCGCTCTGCGTTCTACCGCGGCGCAAAGGAATTTGGCCTCAAGACCGGCTCCGATGGATACTGGACCAGTCCGACCGAGATGATGGCCCGCGCGTTCGAGGCCTATGTATCGGCGCGCGCGGCTGCACGTGGGCTCGGCACCGAGTTCATCGGCAAGGGCGATACTGCCTACCAGTCGACGGCCGAGGATCGTTTCAAGCTCACCTTCCCGCACAACGAGGAGCGAGAGGCGATCTTCCGCGCCTTCGATAACGTCATGGCGAAGCTGACCGACAGCGATGTGCTGCCGGCTGGTAGCAAGGAGGCTCCCGAGGAAGCGCGCGCGACGCGGGCTGAGGACTTCGACCGGCATGTCGAGGAGGAAAAGACAGGCTCTGCCATCGAGCGCGAACTCGCTGAGGCGAAGCGAGACATCTGGCAAATGGTGCGCCGCAAGCAAGGCCGTGCCAAGAGCGGCAAGACCGGGCTCCAGCGCGCCGAGGACATCGTGGCCACCATGTTCTACAACATGGGTCCGAAGCTGCGGATGATCGAGGCGCGTTACAAGTCGGAAGCTGTGCGTGAGATCGCTGACAAACTCGACTGGACCCCCGGCTCCGGCAAGTACGTCGGCGAGACGCTCGTCGAGGAAGTCGATCACTGGCGCGGCAAGAACTACAACCGACTGGCCAACATCCTCAAGAAGAACGGCCTGATGGACATGCGCGAGGATGGCGAGGTCATGCTCCGCCAGGCGCTGACCAGCCAGAACGTCGACACCTTGCCGCCGGAATACATCAAGGCGGCCGCTGAGATCCGCACCCTGCTCGATGCCGAGTTTTACCGGAACACCAACGCCGGCATCGACATCGGCTACATCCGCGATGGCGGCTACCTCAAGCGCATGATGGACACGCCGCGCGTGCTGGCCGACACCGCGAAGTTCGTGGAGAAGGCGACCGAGGTCTACAAGATTGTCTTTGACCGTGACGTAGGCAAGGATGCCGAGGCGGTCATGGCGCGCGAGGACGGTGCTGCCGAGTTCGCCAAGATCGCCAAGCTGGTCCAGATGCCCATGCCCCGAGGCTTCGGCAAGATGGACGAGGGCGATCAGCTCGCGCTGATCGAGAGCATGTTCGACGCCGTGCGCGATGCCTACGCGCTGAACCGGGCGAATGCGTGGCTGGCTCGCATGACGATGTCTCCTGACTATGACTTCGACATGCACTCCCCAGACGGCTCGTACACCAAGAGCCGCACGCTGCCGATCGAGGCAGACGAGATCCTTGCCGACTTCTACGTCCAGAACCCGATCGAGGCGCTGCTCACCTATTTCGACCAGTCGGCTCGGCGCGTCGCCTATGCCCGCCGGTTCGGCGCGCAGAACGAGAAGCTGAATGCGCTCAAGAAGGGCATGGCCAAAGACAAGGTCTTGCTCGAGGACCAGAACGAAGTCTTGAAAATCGTCAACCTTGCCACCGGCCGGGGGGACGTGAGTCTTGGTCGCTCCCAGCAAATGGCAGTGTCGTTCATCCACACCTACACCACACTGCGGCTTCTTCCCCGAGCGATCATCTCGTCGCTGGTCGAGCCTGTCACGGCGGCCATCACGGCGAGCGACTGGAAGGCCGGCATAAACGGGCTCGTCGCCACGCTGGTCGGCACCAAGAGTCTCAACGGCAAGCAGCGCCATGAGCTGGCTCGCGCCATGGGCATCGTCTCCGACATGGGCGCTGACGCGCTCAATGATGCCCGCTTTGGCGGATCCTATGCCGATGATCCGCGCATGGCGCGTCTCGTCCAGCGCATGTTCGAGAACACCGGCCTCACCCAGCTCACCCGCCGGCAGCGCACGCAGACGCTCGCCCCGGCCCATGCCTTCCTAGACAACCTGGCAGGTAAGGCCGTCGAAGGTGATCTCGACGCCAAGGCCATGCTCTCAGAACTTGGCATCACCGACCCCAAGGTCTGGAGCAAGGAGATGCTCGAGCGGGGCCGGATGCCTGATGTCGAGGATCTCCAGACCAAGTGGGGCGAGGAATACGCGCTTGCCGTGTCACGCTTCATCGACCTGACCATCCAGAACTCCAACCCGATGACCCGGCCACAGCTCGCCAGCCACCCGGTTGCGCGCATCATGTACGGCATCACCGGCTTCTCCACGACGGCATGGCGCAACATTATGAAGCGCCGGATCCTGATGACCAAGAACTCGTACCAGCGCGCAAGGGCGGGTGGAGCAGGGAAGGCCAAGGCCACCGGCGGCGCTGCCGGAGCCGCCGCGGGCTTTGTGCCTGGCGCCATCGCGCTCTACCTGTTCGTCTCGGTCATCTCCGTGCTGCGCGAATACCTGCTCAACCGTCAGCGCTGGGATGACCTTGAGAAGAAGGGCGAGCTGGAGACAACGCAGGCGATGATCGCCCTGTCGCGCACGTTCTCGCTCGGCATTGCTGACCCGGCAGTGCAAGCGTACTCCGGCCTCAAGTACCAGCGCGACCTGTCGAACGTCATGGTCGGGCCGGGTATTGGTGCAATGCTGCAAGGGGCGCAGGCCATTCTCGGCGAGACGGTGCGCGACAGCAAGAAGACCAATACTGCTGAATTCAACCGCACCCGAGCGATCTATGACAACGCCATCGGTCCTGCCATTTCATTCGCCGCTTCGTATGCGCCGGGCGGGCCGTGGATGCGCGCCGCCTATGGCTTGACCGCTGCGACAGCCACCAGTCCACGCGCAGGCACGGAGTTTGCCACCGCGATCGAGGGGCCAAAGGGCAGCAAGACTGACCCCGTGACGGGCAAGGTCATCGGTCCGCCGCCGAAGAAGAAGCAGAAGGCTGGGAATTGACCCGGCAATAGTGTAGGTTTTGCCGAACGACAGGAGCCAATCATGTTCGTACTAGGAGCCAAATCCCTCAAGACGCTGACCGGCGTCCACCCAGATCTGGTCAAGGTGGTGAAGCGCGCGATCGAGATCACCGAGATCGACTTCACCGTGACCGAAGGACTTCGCACCGTCGCACGGCAGAAGCAGCTTGTGGCCGCCGGTGCCAGCCAGACGATGAAGTCGCGGCACATCACCGGCCACGCAGTCGACCTGGCCGCACTGGTGGCCGGCAAGATCCGCTGGGATTGGCCGCTCTACGCAAAGCTCGCCGCCGCCATGAAGCAGGCGGCCACCGAAGTCGGCGTCCCGATCGAATGGGGCGGTGATTGGCGGACATTGAGAGATGGCCCGCACTTCCAGCTCCCTTGGAGCAAGTACCCGTAAGGAGAGTCACCATGCTCGCAGGAAAGAAGACCTACATCACCGCGGCGCTCGCCGTGATTACTGCCATTGCCACCTACCTCAGCGGCGATGCCACCCTTGCCGAAGCGGCACAGCTCGCATTCACCGGCGCCATCGGAGCATTCCTCCGCAAGGGCATCGCCTGATGTTCAAGCGCCTGTTCAGCAAACTGCTCGGCAAGGATGCTGGAGCAGTCGCCGATTTCCTCGCCACCGAGGCGCTGGACAAGGCAACCGGCGGCGTCTCGACTGTGGTCGAGAAGGAAGTCGAGCGGCGCAAGCGGAAGCGGTAACGCCCCGATTGACGCCCCGATTGGCAGTGGGTGGTGATCTTGGTTCTGTCGAGATTGCCACCCAATCCATTCTATCTAATGGCTTTTTAATGGAGCGGGCGAAGGGATTCGAACCCTCGACCCCAACCTTGGCAAGAATCTGCTTGCCCTCCGTAGACCAACAGCCAACACGGACATAAGCCGATATTTATGTGACTGTTGGTCGCTGTGGCCAACAAAGCAAACGCCCCGGCGGGCGTTACGCTCCACCACCTGCGTTGTTCAGGAATTCGCAAATGGCCTGGGCGAGTTCCTCAAACTCCGCCGCAACGGTGACTGCGGCAAACTTCTGCCCATCGTCAAACCTGCACTCGATATGCAGTTCGTCTTCACCATCCCTGACGGTGGCAGATATGACCTTCGGTTCACTCATGCCCTCAACCCCACAGAATTTACCGCCCCGCGAAGATGCTCGGGGCAGTGGTGCAGATAGTTCCTCTCGACGGTGGCATAGGTGTCGCCCAGCACACCGGCAATGTCTGTCAGCGGCACGCCGCCCTGCGCCGCCCAGGTGGCCCATGTGTGGCGCAGCGTGTGCGGCGTCACCCCCTTGAGTCCGGCGCGCTTTACCGCGCTCTCGAATGCCGTGCGGATGGACCCCGGCCCCAGCAGCAGCGCAGTGTCGGCTTCATCGACGATGCTTTGCATGATCGGCAGCAGGTCATCCGAGATCGGCACGGGCGGGCGCCGCTTCTTGGTCTGCCGCCTGCCGGGCGGATTGAGATAGATCATCCGCCGCTCAAGATCGACCTGATCGCGGCGCAGCTCCAGCAGCGCGGTCTTGCGGCTGGCCGTACCGAGCGCGAGCGCGATGAACTTGTAGACGCGGGGCAGCTTGGCCGGGGTGATCCACTCTGCCTTCTTCCAGTCCCACGTCAGCCGGGCGGCAGCGAACAGGCGGGCCGCCTCGTCATGCGTCAGCCAGCGGTCCTTGGCTGGCGGAGGCGGCAGCTTCTCGATCGTCGGCATGTCGGACGGGGTGAGGCGCTTTGCCTTGACCGCGTGATTCAGCGCGGCGGTCAGCACGGTCAGGTCGCGGTTGATCGTGGCATCGCCCGACGGCTTGCCGATCCTGCCCTTGCGGCGCTGCGCGATGAACTCGCGGACATGGCTAGGCAGGATGTCGCGCGGAGCCATGGGGCCGAAGTACTGCACCAGCTTGGCCACAGCAAAGTTCGCCGTCTCCTTACCCGCCACCTTCGCGTCGACATGCTCCTGGAGATAGGCGGCGAGGCACTCGCCTACCGTGATCGGGCCATCGTCATTGGCGACGAGGGCTTCGCGCTCGCCGAGGAGGATGAAGTTCGCGAGGACTTTCTGAGCTTGCTGAAAATCTCTTGTGCGCGTCGAGCGGCGGCGAGATCGTCCGGCGTCGGTCCAGCGGATTTCGTAGTACCCGTCTGGGGAGGTGTCGAGATAGGGTCCGCGGTTCTTGCGTGGCATGTGGTCTTCCTCTCGAGGTAATCGTTGATGTCGGCACGGCGCAGCAGGATCCGGCGGCCCGCAATGAAGGGGAGTTCTCCCGCCTGTCGCATCCTGTTGACTGTCATTACCGACACTCTCAACACGGCTGCGGCCTCCTTCAAGGTCAGCAGTTCACTCACTTGGCTTTGTCTTCCTCGTCGATCAGCGAGATGATGCGCGCGGCGGTGCCGAAGCTCATGGCGCGGTTGACCCGCAGCCACGCCTTGTCGGGGTGGCCGACGGCTTGGCGAAGCTCGACGGCGGGGTGTTCGTCCTCGAATGCGTTGAGCATCTCGTTGGGCAGCAGCTCCTCCGGATCCACGCCCAGCGCGTTCGCCAGCGAGCGCAGCGCCTTCGGTGTCGGGAAAGTCTTGCCGTTGACATAGGTGGAGATCGAGTCGCGGCCGAGATCGGCTTCGCGCGCCAGGTCGCTCTGGTTCCATCCACGCTCCATGATCAGGGCGAACAGCCGGCGGCCGAACTCCTGCTTGGTGAGCGCGCGCGGCGTAAGCTGCCCGGCGTCCCGCTGTTCCATCGAAGGAGCAAGGTTGCTCCTGTTCTTCCTAGGCATGACGAATCCTTCGTTCCCCACTGTTGGCCATGGCTACACATTGTCCCCAACAAAGTCCACAAGAATCGATCAGGCGCTGGCGAAAATATTTTTGAGGCGGCTGTTGACATGGTGACAATGTGTCGTCATCTGTTGGCCAACACGAACCAACAAGCGGATCGACACCATGCAGATTGCCAAGTTCATCGGCGACGCCTCCGGCGTTTCCGAGCAGGAAAGTTCGCGTCAGAAGTTCATCGCGCTCAGCACCATGCTGGTCGAGGACGGCAACGCCGCCTCTCCCGAGATGGTCAAGAAGTGGGCCGAGCGCCAGAGCATTCCCGCAGGCTGGATGGTGAAGATCCTCAAGGCTGCCGGCAAGCGCGACCGCCACCTCAATGTCACCGACTACATCTGAAAGGGATAGCCATGCAGGACGGCAGCGACTTCACCCAGCTCAGTTACACCGAGCTTCACAAACTGATCACCGAGAATGCCGAGCAGGCAGCCAGGCTCAAGGCGCTGGGCTCCTCGCTCACCGCCGAACTCAATCGCCGGCTGGGCGATTCAGTCAAGCAGCAGCTTGACGCCGAGGGCAAGACCTTCGGCACGGTCAACCTCCCCTTGCAAGACGGTCTCACCGTCAAGTGCGTGGTCGGCAAGAAGATCGAATGGGACAGCGACATGCTGTTCGAACAGGCCATCCGCATGTCACCCGACCGGGCGAGGTCCATCTTCAAATTCGCCGTCTCGGTGCCCGAGAAGATCTACGAAGGCATCAAGGCCGCTGACCCCGAGTTGGGAATGACGATCGACAAGGCCCGCACCACTAAGCCTGAGGCGACCAAGTACACCCTCACCAAGGAGGATGTGTAATGCACGTCATGCACGACATTGAAACGCTCGGAACCAAACCGGGGTCTATAATTCTTTCGATCGGAGCTGTGGCCTTTTGCCCGACTGAGCGGGTTATCAAAAGCACCTTCTACATCAATATCGACGAAGAACAGTCGAGAGCCTTGGGCCTTTTCGCGGAACAATCGACTATCGATTGGTGGGCCGGACAGTCGACGGAAGCAAGGGCCGCGCTTTGCGTCAACGCTGTATCCCCCATGGCGGCTCTGGCGGATTATTTCTCGTGGTTCACTGCCGTTGATGGCGAATTTATCTGGAGCCACGGCGCCAGTTTTGACACGCCCTTGGTGGAAGCGGCTGCCATGCGGCTCGACATCCCTCCGCCGTGGAGGTTCTGGAATGTGCGCGACACCAGGACAATCTTCCACCTTGCGGGGAACGGCCCCGACAGATCGAAGGGCGTACACCACAACGCGCTCGACGACGCCATAAACCAGGCGGAAGCCGTCATTGAATCTTATCGAATTCTAGGGGTGTCCTGTGAGTAGCGCGCTCGGCAAGCGCGCTGCGCGCAAGGCGAAGGATGACGAGGCTCGCGCCACGCTCCTTGCCTACTACGCCACGGGCGGCGGCAGCGCCGTCCCCGTCGAGCGGGTGGCATCTCACCTTGGCATCTCGCTCGATGCCGCCCGGCACGGGCTACGGTCTGCGGGGAGGACAGTATGATGACAGCGCTTTCCAAAGACAATCTCCGCGATCTGCAATTCCGCATCGAGGAATTGCGTGAGGCTGGTGAGGATTATCTGATCCTGTCCGTTGGGGTGCGTGGTCCTAACCTTGATTGCCACGAAGGCAACTCCGTCGTCACCGTCCGCATGGGCAACGACACAGCAACCAGTGAGGCACTGCGCCTTGAGGATGCGATCCTTTTAGCCCGCGGAAAGATCCGCGATGAACGCGCGGCCCGTGAGAAGGCGCGAGCGGAGGCAAAGGCCAATGGCTGACCTCACCGACCGGCAGGTGCGACTGCGCGCCCTACAGATCGCGGCACGGGGCAAGAACTACGGCACGGCGGACATCGTAAACCGCGCTGCCGCCTTCACAAAATTCATCATTGGCACCGGAACGGACGAATCCCGGAGCAAATGACTTTCCTACATGGGGACATTCTGTTCCCATTATGTTCATTGATTCGTCGCACTGGAGGAAGACATGGGATTGCGTATCATATCCGCCGACGAGCGGCTGGCTGAACGCCAGAAAGTCAACATCGCGCTGCTTGCGCCAGCCGGGTGGGGCAAGACCTACCAGGCCAACACCCTCGACCCCGACAAGACGCTGTTCGTCGACCTGGAAGCCGGCACGCTGGCGATCCAGTCGTGGCGCGGCGATGTCATCTCGGTGCGCGAAGAAGCCACCAAGGCTGGCGTTCACCCGTGGCAGTTTGCCCGCGCGCTGATCTGCCTGCTTGGTGGTGCCGATCCCTCCGCCCCTCCGGGCTCTCCCTATTCGGCGCAGGCGTTCGCCGAGTACGAGGCGGCGCTTGGCCCGGCGTCGATGTTCGACAAGTACGAGAACGTCTTCATCGACTCGATCACCGTGGCGAGCCGCATGGCGCTGGCATGGTCGAAGACCCAGCCCGAGGCGTTCAGCGAGAAGACCGGGAAGCCCGACACGCGGGGCGCTTACGGCCTGCTCGGTCAGGAGATGGTGACGTGGCTGACGCAGGCGCAGCATGTCCGCTCCAAGAACATCATCGTCGTCGGCATCCTCGACATCGGCAAGGACGACTTCGGCCGCCCGACCTATGACGCGCAGATCGAAGGCAGCAAGGCTGGCCGCGAACTGCCGGGCATCTTCGACCAGGTGCTGACCGGCGGGCTGTTCGATCTCGCCACTGGCCAGCCGGTTCTCGACTTCAACAAGGGCGCGCAGCGCGGCCTGATCACCCAGCAGAACAACGGCCACGGCGTCCCCGCCAAGGACCGCAGCGGCAGGCTGGATGCGATCGAGGCGCCTGATCTCGGCGCGCTTATCCGCAAGATCCAGTCGGCCCCCCGGCAGGACACCCCGAATTTCAACGCGCCGGCGGCGCAAGTGCAAGGAGCAGAAGCATGACGATGATGGACTTTTCAGCAGGCGCGGGTCAGTCGACCGGCGGTGGCGGGGTGATCCCCAACGGGCAGCTCGCGTGGGCGATCCTCACCGTCCGCGGCGTCAAGGCCAGCAAGTCGGGCGGCGCATACATCGATGTCGAGCTGACGATCGATGACAACCAGCCCTATGCGCGGCGCAAGATCTGGGAAATGATCGGCGACCCGATGAACATGGGCAACTCGGAAGCCTATCGCCAGATGGGCATGGTGGCGATCAGCCGCATCCTTGAGGCCGGCCGGGGCGCTGGTCCGAACAACCAGGCCGCCTACAAGCTGGGCGACTATTCGGAACTCTCCGGTCTGCGCGTGCCGATCAAGGTCAAGGTCGAGAAGGGCACCGGCGGCTACGACGACAAGAACAAGGTGGCCGAATGGCTCACCCCCAACCCCAACAGCGACACCGGGCACAAGGACTTCCTGCTGCTCCAGTCGGGCGTCCACAACAAGGCCGAGGCGGCGAAGCCGGCGGCCGTGCAGAACGGGTTCGGCAATGCGGCGCAGCCTGCCGCGCAGAATGGTGGCTTTGGCAGCCAGCAGGGAGCGACGAACACGGGTTTCGGTCAGCCCGCACAGGATGCCCAGACTGCGGCGGGCCAGCAGACGAACACGGGATTTGCCTCAACCCAACAGACAGGTGCTGCCCCTTCTAACGGCCAGCAGTCCTGGCTCCAGCAGGCAAACCAGTGAGCCAGTCGGCTGACTATGTTCGCGCACGCGAACGCCTTGAAGGCGGCGGCCCTGATGTCGCCGCTCTCGAGGACATGATCTCCCTCGCCGTTACTGGCGAGGGGACCATCCGCCGCTGGGCGCAGGAGTTCCTGCGCGCCCGCTTCAACGTCATCGTGGTGGAGGAAGACCATGCGACTCAGGGCAAGACAGGAAGTTTTTCGGGATAACTGCGTGGCTGCGCTCGACGAGCGCGGCAACACGCTGGGGGTGGCAAGCACCGGCTTTGGCAAGACTGTGGCGATGGCGGCCACGGTTGGTCACTTTGTTGATCTCGGGGCCAAGGCAATGATCATGCAGCATCGGGACGAGCTGGTTGATCAGAACCGCAGCAAGTATTCGCTGGTCAATCCCAGCCACCGAACATCGCTGTACACTGCGGACACAAAAAGCTGGGGCGGATCCACAGTATTTGCAATGCAGCAGACGCTTATCCGCAACCTTGACGACATCCCCAAGCTGGACGTCTTGGCGATCGACGAGGGGCATCATGCCGCCGCCGATGGGTATCTCAAGATCATCGATGTTGCGAGGAAGGCAAACCCTGAACTCAAGCTACTCCTTGTAACCGCAACCCCAAACCGGGGGGATAAGCGGACACTCAGTTGCGTGGTCGACAATGTCGCAGATGTGGTCGGCTTACGTGAGTTGATCGATGCAAGGCTTCTTGTTCCACCCCGGTGCTTCGTTATTGACCTTGCGAATGATGCGCTTGCTGGTGTTGCGAAGCGCGGCAGCGAGTACGACCAGTCGCAAGTCGAGAAAATACTCGACACCGATGTAAACAACGACACTGTGGTTTCTAAGTGGCTGGAGCACGCTTCCGATCGGCAGACCACCATCTTCTGCTCGACAGTCAAGCACGCAGAGAATGTCGCCGAAGCATTCCGCAGCGCAGGCATTCGCTCCGCCGTCATCTGGGGCGACATGGACGAGGGCGACCGCAAAAGAACCCTCAAGTCATATGATCAAGGTGAAATACAGGTACTCACTAATGTGGCCGTGCTGACCGAGGGATGGGACGCGCCGATTACGAAGTGCATCATCCTTCTTCGCAAGGAAAGCTACCTCTCAACCGTCATCCAAATGGTCGGCCGAGGGCTCCGGGTCATGGAGCCAGAGCGCTACCCCGGCGTGCAGCCTATCGACGATTGCATCGTCTTGGACTTCGGGGCTTCGCTCGCCATTCATGGCTCCATCATTGCCGAGGTGGACATAGCTGGGCGGGGGTCGATCGACTGCTCGCAATGCTCCGCAACCGTCCCCTCTCAGTGCAAGGAGTGCCCCATCTGCGGCTTCACCTTCCCGGTGATGTCGTCGGAACCGGAGCAGCTCGCGCTGCCCGGTGTCGATGATGGCGACAAACAGAAATCGGTCCTGACCGACTTCGTGATGACCGAGATCGATCTGCTCAACGACAGCCCGTTCCGGTACGAAACCCTGTTCGACGGGCTGGTGTCGATGGCCAACGGCTTCGACGCATGGGCGGCGGTCATCTCCTACTTCGGCCGGTGGCACGCCATCGGCGGCAGCAACAACCACGGGATGCACCACCTGGCCGACAGCGCCGACAGGTTCATCGCCATGGCGGCGGCCGACGACTTCATGCGGATGAACGGCGACACGCAGGGCGCGCGCAAGACCAAGCGGTGGCTGCATGAGCCCTGCTCCGACAAGCAGCGCGAGCATCTCGGCCTGAGCCCGCTCGAGGCGATGGGCGTCACCAAGTACGAGGCGGCTTGCCGCATGACGTGGAAGTTCAGCGAGAAGGCGATCCGGCGGATCCTCGAGGGCAGCGTGAGGATGGCGGCATGAACTACCGCCAGCGCTTCGCTGCCGAGGCGGCTCAGCGCCGGGCGGAACTCGCCGAGCTTATCGCCAATGAGGACATCTCGCTGAGCGAAGCGGGCCGCAGGCTCGGCATCACACAGCAGCGCGTCAGCCAGATGTGGGCGCTGATCAAGCAAGAGATGGGGGACCAGGCGCGATGACCGCCTACTACAACGAACACGATCCATATGCGGCCGAGTGGCTGCGAAACCTGATTGCCGCGGGGCACATCGCGCCCGGCATTGTCGACGAAAGGGACATCCGTGACATCACTCCCGACGAACTCCGCGAGTTCACCCAATGCCACTTCTTCGCCGGCATCGGCGTCTGGTCCCACGCCCTGCGGCGCGCAGGATGGAGCGATGACCGCCCCATCTGGACCGGCTCCTGCCCGTGCCAGCCTTTCAGCGCGGCAGGCAAGCGAGCAGGGACTGCTGACGAGCGGCACCTCTGGCCGCACTGGTTCCACCTCATTGGTGAGTGCGGTCCTCCAGTCGTTGCTGGAGAACAGGTTGCAAGCCAAGATGCCCTCGAATGGCTCGACCTTGTATCGACTGACCTGGAAGCATCGGGCTACGCCTTCGGGGCGAGTGATCTGTGCGCTGCGGGCGTGGGCGCCCCGCACAACCGCCCAAGGATCTATTGGGTCGCAACCACGCCTCCCAACCCCCAGCGGGACGAGCAACCGCGGCAAAAACCACGTTGCAGGGAGGCTGGACGAATGGGGCGGGAGCAGCAATCCGTTCCGTGGGACAGAACTTGGCAGGCTGCACTTGCCAAGTTTCGAGTGCTGGATGATGGGATTGCCAGAAGCGTGGCAACAACTGACGCCTATCGCAACGCGCTCGTTGCTCCAGTCGCCCAGGGATTTATCGAAGCCGTGATGGACTGTTTGTAATGGCAGCCCCCACCACCCACCACTGCCAATGCGGCGCCCCTGCCACCCACGGCATAGGGCCGCCGCTGCGGCAGGCGCCGGCATGGTTCTGCGCCGACCACTTCAAGCGCCAGCCCGAAGGGCAAGCGATGTTCCTCGCGATGATAGGAGAGATGGCAGATGCAAGTCCTGAACCCCGCAACCAATGAGATCGAGAACCTGAATCTGCGATGCTCCTCTCATGCAGCAGCCGCGGCCGACTTCCTCGAACACATCGCCAAGCAGCTCCGTCACGGCACCGCGCCCGAGGATATTGGCAAGCAGGTACGCTGGATCGGCACGATGATGGAGCGCCGGATATGAGCGACTACTACCGCGCAGAGCGCCGCAAGTTCGACGAGCAGGTCAACAAGCGTGACAAGTCCTATGTCGGCGATCCGCTGTTCACACAGCGCGCCAACGAGGATGACATGAAGCAGGGCTCGGACACGCTCCTGCGCCGGATCTACCAGGCCGACAGGCTCCACGGCCCCATGCCCGTCGATGCTCTGCGCCATCACATTCACCGCCTGAGGATGCACCTATGACCATGGACTTTTCCCCGAGCCCGCACGCGGCATTCTCTGCCGCCTTCCAGGCGCTGATCGATGCCGCCATGGAGGCGAAGCAGCAGGCGGAGCCCGGCCGTACCTACCTTGGCGCGTCGCGCCTCGGCGAGGAGTGCGAGCGCAAGCTCGCCTACGAATACCACAAGGCGCCGAAGGACGAGGGCCGCTATTTCGTCGGCAAGACCCTGCGGATCTTCGACATGGGCCACGACGGCGAAGAACGGGTCGCGGAATACCTGCGGCTCGCCGGTTTCACCCTGCTCACCGAGCGGCCGGATGGCCGGCAGTTCGGCTTCGCGATTGGCTGGGACGAGGCGAACGAGCGCTTCCGGATCTCCGGCCACTGCGACGGGGTGATAACGGCAGGCCCTTACTGCGGGCTCGCCTACCCTGCGCTCTGGGAGAACAAGGCGCTCGGCAACAAGTCGTGGAACGACACGGTAAAGAAGGGCGTGAAGGTATCGAAGCCCGTCTACTATGCCCAGATGCAGCTCTACATGGCCTACCTCGACCTGGCGGCCAACCCCGGCCTGTTCACCGCGCTCAACCGCGACACCGGCGAGATCTATTCCGAGCTGGTGCCGTTCGATCCCGCCGCGGCGCAAGCCGCCAGCGACCGGGGAGCGCGTGTCGTGTCGACTTTGACGCCAGACGAATCTCCACGGATAGCGCGAGAGCCGACGGATTTTCGCTGCAAGTGGTGCGATTACGCGTTGACATGTTGGGGACAGTCTGTCACCACTAACCAACAACAGCCGACAGGCTGGTTCGGGAACCAGGAGCAAGCATGACCACACCACCCCCCTCGCTGAAACCCGAAGCGCTGGCCTCGCTGGTGCACTATTTAACGCATCACATGGGGCCAAAAGGAAGCCCGCGTCATATCAAGGGTAGGGAAGCCGCCACCACAATCGAAACACTCGAAGCGGACGTTGCTGCGCTGCGTGATGCTTTGGAGCGGGTTGTCGCAATCGGTGATGCGCCAGTGGAGACGCCAGTCGGCAGGATCAATCCGGGTGAAATGGCGCGGGCTGCGACCATGCGGATTGGCGCGGCGCTTGTGCAACTCTTCCCCGACCTCCGCACCACACTCGAAAGGACAGCCCGATGACCACACAACACACGCTGAGCCTATACGGCCAAGGACTTCTTGAGGCGAACGCTGTTGAGGCCGCAGAATACAATCTCGTGGCAATTTTGAAGCCGCGAATTTCAATCGACGGCAATCAGTGGTGCGTCCTGTTTGGAGAGAATTTGCAGGATGGCGTCTGCGGATTTGGAGACACTGCATATGATGCTGTGATCGCCTTCAAAAAGGCATGGCACACGAAAGTCGGAGCATCTGCCAGCACCCTAGTCACCGGAGAGCCAAAGTGACCACACAACAGAACGCCCCTGTCCTAGCCAAGCACAGGGATGAAGCGGCGAAGGCTGCGGGGTATCGGGACTGGGCACACGCCAATCCTATCGCTCCACCGACGACCTACGCATCTATCGAACACCACGCACAGGAAAAGGCCAACCTCGAAGCAGCGAACAACAGGCTGGCGGAGATTGATCGGATTGCGGCAGCAGTGACCGACGTTAAGAGCTGGTCTCCCTTAGGCAAAATCGCCGCCCTCGCATCCGGCCACGCCCCATCCCCATGCCCCTCCTGCGATGGGATGAACATTTCCTGCCCGGAAGGTTGCGAACGTGACCCCCTGACCGGCGAATTGGTGCCGTGGGAATGCCCTGATTGCGCGGCGAAGGATGAGGCGATGGCTGAACGGGCGCGGGAAGTGTCGGATGCCGTCACCGAGCTTCTATCATGGCCGAGCCTCAATGAGCCGTTCACACGGTCGCGCCTTGAACGCTTCATCATCCCGCCCGCTGATCCAGTGGCAGAGGCGTTGAAGGCGGCAATTCATGCTTACGGCGGCGAACTGATCGAGGGCGAGAACTTCGACATGGCGGTTGCCGAACTCAAGTCGCGCCTGCCGC